CGCAGACTCAGCAAGTGAGGCGGCTGTCGGTATCGCTCAGCGCGCTGTAGTGGCTGGTGAGGCTGTCGATGTGATCATCGGTGGACTCACTCGCGCTATCGCAGGTGCAGCAATCGCACCGGAGACAACCTCTCTGCTCATGGCTAGCACAGGCGGTAAGCTCATCCCATTTGCTAAGAGCTCAGGTAACCTCTCTGTAGCTCGCGTTATCCCTAACATCAATCATGCTTCTCCTGCTGACGGCGACCAAATCAAGGTTGTGTTCACAGGCCCTAGCAACTACGTAGCTTAAGGAGTACCCCAATGGCTAGTTCATATAGCAATCTGCATCCTGTCGATCAGATCCTAACGAGTCTCATTGTCGAGGCTGTCCCTAGTGACGATCAGCTTATCGCTGACAAGGCGATGGAGAACATTACCATCCCTGAGCGCAGTGGTACTCTCCTCCTAGAAGAGACTCGCAACTTCATGGGCGCAGGCGCAGGGCTTGACCTTGAGCGCGCTCCTGGTTCTGCTCGCGCATCTATCGGAGGCTTCGACCGATCAAGCCAGACATTCAAGGCTAAGATCTACGGTGCTCAAGACAGCATCGCAATGGAAGACATCTTAGACTCACAGTACCCCGGCTCTGAAGAGCAACGTATTGCGCGCAAGGTTGCGCGAGTCATGAAGCTCGCTAAAGAGCAACGCGCGGCTGATGTACTCTTTGACTCATCAGCGTTTGAGACCTCAACACCTGGGACTAAGTTTGACGCGGTCGGCGGTCAGCCTCTCACATTCCTCCACGAGCTCAAGGATACAGTCTTTGAGAAGGCTCATGGGATCAACCCTGACAGCCTTGTCTTTGGTCGTGACGTGTTCCGCGCTTTGGCTCGTAACCCTGAGATCCGTGGATACATCGGGACCACCACCGACAACCTCGCAGCGGGTAACCGTATCCTCAACGACGAGGCAGTATTGGCGGTGCTTCGTGACATCCTCGGCATTCCTAACATCCTCGTTGGTCAAGCTCGCCGTGACACAGCAGTCCCAGGAGCTACATCAGATGAGAGCTACATCTGGGAGGCTGAGACCATCTTCATGGGTATCCTTCGCGGATCTGATGCGATTGTTCAGAAGAGCGGTAACGTTAAGGGTATGCCTGTGGCGGCTCTCAACTTTGCATTCGGCTCACCTGTCGCGGGTCAGTATGACAGCCTAGACCGTACACGTCGTTATGTGTACGCTGAAGAGGTACACGCTTATCAAGCAATTGACTCCACGCTCGGACACGTTGTGACTAACTGTCTCGCGTAATAGGTGACCCATGAATCTAGCTCTCAACTTAGCATCCACGGCATTCTATACCGAGCATCTATCACTCAGTGAGGATGCAGATAAACAAGCGGTAGAAGACCTCACCCGACAGGCCAAGAGCCTGAGTGGTGATCGTGCTAAACTGTTGAGAGCTAGACGTGATCAGCTCCAAGCCGAGATCACTGCTGAGCGTTCTTTCGAGCGCGCTCTCGGTGCGTCTAGGCGTGAGCTGATTACACTTGTGCAGATGGCTTCAGCGTCTAACGATCCTGAGCTTCTGCTATCACTCGACTCTGCTGAGCTCCTCGACTTCATCCTTAGAGGAGGCATGGGGCTAGCGGTTGATGATTTGGTTCAGAGTCAAGGCAAGATCCTAGAGTCCATCGAGAGTGGACTTCAGGTGATGAACCCTGACTTGAGCTTATCAGCCTTGCCACAACTAGAGCGTATTCAGGCTCAAGCTGTGGCTCAGGTCTTTGAAGACGTGATCCTACCTGATACCCAAAGCGCAATTAGAGACGCGCTCACATCTCTATCTTTAGATGTGCCAGTGGATATAGTGACCTCTGAACTTGAGGAGCGCTTAAAGCGTTCATCAGGTAGACAGCTCACTGAGGTCAAAACTAGGATCAGTCAATACGGTCGATCAGTCACAGCTGCCGCTGCTGCTACTGCTGAACTCGACCACTACTTATATACAGGTCCACTCGATGGAATCACTCGGCCTTTTTGTAAGGCGCTAGTTGATAAGGTCGTGACCGGTGATCAGATATCTAAGCTCAACAATGGTCAAGGCTTATCGGTACTTACGTCGTGCGGTGGATATAACTGCCGCCACTCATGGAGCCCTGTGAGTGAGGGATTCATTCAAGCGGCTAAGCTAGATCAAGCAGACAACGGCGATATCAAACGAGCTAACAGAGGAGGCAAGCGATGAGGAAATCAGTGACCGGTGCAGAGGTCCACTTTGTTTGGCACCCTCGCACACCACACGCTAACGACGCTCAGGTGACTGTAGGTTTCAGCACTACATACACATCTGTATTGGCTCAGATCAGACCTGACGTAAGTGTCAGCGCTGTGGCTGATGATAGGCGTACTCTCACACTCACCGCTAGTGTAGACACTCAACTAGAGCGTGATGAGGTGCGCGCATTCTTACGCACGACTAGAGATACATACTATGCTGTCAAGGTCACGCGCTTGGGTGGGACTACTGCCATACTCGCTGAGCCACTCCCAAGAGAGCTCGACCTAAGCACAGCAGCCACTCTCAACTTGGCCTCTGCTTATGTTGATATCCCACAGAGTAACGCGGTCACTGGGTCTTATCCTTACACGATTGATTACACTGACAATCTAGGTAACGCTCAGACTGAGAGCGGTGTCTTAAAGATCGTACCCCGACCATTCAACACGGGTCTTGATCATGACCAGCTCGTTGACAGGTTCCCTCAGTTGGCTGACATGGTGCCACGTCGTCAGAGCGATCTCGCCCCACAGATCAACGCGGCGCTAGAAGAGATCATCTTGAGTGTTCGTGATCATGTGATTGCTGATGGCGCTACAGAGGATGAGGTATTCAATCAGGGCTCATTCGTGAGCGCTCATGCATACTGCTCAGCCGCGCTAGTCTATGAGGCGACACTGCAACTAGATGTAGCTCAGGCCATGAGAGACAGATGTATAGATCTTCTCAACGTGGCTCTCAGATCAGTCACACTAGACCTTGATGGTGATGGTGTGATCGATGAGGGAGAGGAGAACTTGAGGCGCAGTGGTGGGAGCGCCACTGACTTCCGAGCATCATGGCGTAGCTATAACAAGAGCGCCAATGATGCGAGCTTCGTTCCATCTAGAGGGATGAGGCACTGATGGCCACCAAGGTAAAGTTCTCTCTACCAAAGAGCTTGTGGACTGCTAAGGATTCCGCACGTTTAGCCAACGACACCCTAGCCTCTATCAAGCTTAGGACTAGCAAGGGGATAGACGCCAACGGTGAAGGCTTTGATGAGTACAGCCAAGAGTCAATCTATGTATCTAAGCGCGGTGCTCGCCTTGCACCAAAGGGTGGTCAACCATCTAGGACAGGTAAGAGCGTGTACTATGAGGATGGCTATCAGCAGTACAAGCACGACTCACGCAGACGCGCCAAGCTCGCTGGCTCTGCTGATGTTGATTTGGTACTTAGCGGTAACATGATGAACAACCTAGTAGTCAAGAAGGCAACCAAGAGAGGGTTCTCCATTGGGCTCACTAGCAAGGCTGGTTATGGCTACTACGTAAATATTGATCGTGAGTTCCTCGGCTTGTCTGAGGATGACGTAGATATACTTATAGAGGCTGTGAGCATCGAGCTAAGGAAGAAGCTGACATGAGTCAAGGCATCTATAGCGCGCTCACTTATCTTGAGAACAGGCTCATGGAGATCACACCCAAGCGCGATGTGCATCATGGCTTTGTCGCTTTAGGTCGTGCCGGTGGAATCACTACACCTCTCACTCAACGAGCTCACTCCACACGATACTTCACCCTAGAGATTGATGGGTTCACGGAGGATGATGGAGCTGCTGGTCTAAGCGGTAGGCGTCGAGCAACCATCAATCTCAACGTGAGATACGACACGCCCCAAGATCAACTCTATCTACAGCGCCTCATCGCAGAGGATGCTGAGAGCCTATTGGTCAAACTCAAAGGCCCTAACTATGACCTCATCACGACAGGCATAGTCTCTGTAATTCCTGAGACACCGACTGTCTCACCCATCGATGTTGTTAACGATCAGGGCGGCGCTCTACTCTTGACACTCCCCTTTGTTCTTCTCTACTTGGAGGCTTAAATGACTGTTACCCATAGATCTATCAGCGTGGCTAAGGAGAGCTCATTTGGCTCTCTAAGCGCATCAACAGGATTACCTGATAACTCAGGTCTAACCTACATCTCTATCCCTTGCGAGCGTGACCCAATCGTTATCCCTGGTGAGGTCGTCGCATCAGAGCGTAATGACGCGCGCGATGGCTCTTACTTTGTACCGCCAGAACCTGACACAGTGTGGAGCGGAGGGAGTCGAGTACGACGCCGAACGGGTCAAGTTGTGGTTCGCGTTGACCTCACTACCATAGGCACAGGCGCTGACACTTACGCCTCTAACTACTTAGGCCATCTCTTAGGGGCAGGTCTCAAGAACCAACTCCCATCAATCGTAGATGGTGACGCGGCTTCAGCAGTGAGTGACGTGAACACGTTCACACCTACCACAGCATATGCAGACACTGACGTTGGATGTATCATTGGGTCTGATCTCAATGGTAGATCTGAATACAGCGCGGTGACTGATAATGACGTAGCTGGCGACGTTACAGTGAGCCCAGCTTTCAGTGGTGGATTCACAGGCACACCGACACTATACAGCCTCGCTACATGGTACGTTCCAAGTCGTAATCAGACAGGGACCAAAGACCACAGTTTGTCCTTCCGAATCGATGGGGTCAACTATCGATCATATGCTTATGGCTGTGTTCTTGAGAGCTTAGCGCTATCGCTCGATAGTGGGCGACTCATGGGTGAGTTCACCTATCAAGCGGCGCTCATCCAAGACGATCATGGTAACGCGAGTGGGCCAATCGAGCCCACCTATAACGCGGGAGCTCCACCGTTCTTCCGTGGCTCTTACGTTGTGCTCAGTGATGACTCACCGGCTAGCCTCGCGAATGGCACAGTGGGCGAGACGCTAGGACGCATCGCGCTCGACTGTGAAGACTTCACCTGTACACTGACCAACACACTCACACCACTAGGACACTCTAACAGCATCCTAGCTATGAGCGGTATGGACATCACAGACGTGAGTGTTGAAGTGAGTCTCACAGTATCAACAGTCAACACAGCCATCGCTGACGATTACTTCAATCGTAAGGTGCGACAGCTCATCATCGGTACCGGTCCCATCGGTGACGGTAAGGGTTGCGCCATCATGCTACCGGCTGCACAGCTCACAGTAGACCCAAGCGCTTATGATGTGAGTGGTAATGATATCGTTCGGCAGAGCTTGACGTATCAACAGAGCAGATATGCGGGTGACTTCACGACAGTGCCTTACGAGACAGGCGCTGGCAACTCACCCTTTAGACTTGGACTAGGAGTCTAATCAGATGGCGCTTAGCTTCTTGACCAATGCAGACCACACGATTGAAGCAGTGGTGACGTGTGACCCAGAGGTAGGGGCTGACTCAGATCAGCGCTCAGCATATATCCAAAGTGGAGACTTATCTGATCTAGGTTCTGTGAGTGATAATGCCACACGCTTCACGCTCAAGGCTCTCAGCCCATCCGAGCGAGAAGAAGCAGAGGTCAGAGCAGGCGCTCTTAAGCGATCAGAGCTAGGGCGTCTCCTGTGGAGTGAAGCGCCAATTGACTCAAGTGATCGAGCTCGTTGGCATCACGCTCTAAGTGATGATGAGCGCTCGGCCATGGCTGACTACAACAGCTACATCAACCGTGTCTACGTTGAGATGCTACGTTCATCTCTTAAGCTCATCGATGGTGAGGACGCAAGCGTTGACCAGTTGCAACTCATCCGACCTGACAGCCACAGAACAGATACGATCTCTGAGCTTGTGCTTCATGTGCAGAGAATCAGTCTGTTAGGTGATCAGGGAAAACAGGACTAGCGGCTTCAGTTTGGCTTGGTCATTCTAGAGGTCGCGCTTGGGGATGCACCCAATGCAGAGCTAACCCAAAGCTCAGGGCTCAGCGTGGCTCATGTGGTGGTGCGTTCAAAGAAGGACTGCCTCAGAGCCAATCAGATAACCGTGGCCTATACGTCATGGGGTATCGTGTCGCCCCTGATAGTGGTGAGGAGTTCAGTGAGCTGAAGATCAGGTCTTGTCCTGTCGCTCTCTCAAATCAGATGGCGTCATTGATCGTAGCCTACAGGCGACACAGGTCTGAGCTGTTCCCGATCTCGACCACATACCCCACGCCAACGTGTGCTATAGTAGATGCATTAGACGTGATCCATTATCACACTGAGTCAGCTCAAATCAGAGCGGCCAAGAGAGCTCAAGAGGAGGCCCAACATGGCTGAGAATGAGATTGAGATTGAGGTAATCTTAAACGCCAAGGGTGCAGAGGAGGGACTTGAAAAACTCAAGGAGGGCGGTGAGGCTGTAGGTGAGACGTTCACCGGAGTGGGGCAGACAGTCTCAGCGCTTGGCGGGGAGATGAACGAAAAGCTAGGTGCAATAGGGGAGAGCGTCGGCGGTGCCGTTGAGTCTATGATGGCTCTCAAGTCTGTGACTGAAGGGTCTAGCGTATCCTTTGCTGGATTGCTTGGGCCCATCGGGGCTGTAATGGTGGCTTTGGTCGGCGTGGGCAAGGCGCTTGGAGACTATCTAGAGGTCAATGAGAAATTTGAGATACGTCAAAAAGCCTATGCAGCGTCAACGTCTGAGTTGACCACAGCTATAGAAGAGCTAGCATCCCAACAGGTTAACCTCACAGCGGCTGAAGTCGATGAGTTACGCGTGTTATCAATGCGCGCAAAGATACCCATCGAGACAGCACAGGAGATAAGGGACAGGAACGCCGCTAGATCTGAGCAAGTGTTTAAGCTCAACGAAAATATAAAGGCGCTCAAAAAGATTCAGAAGGGAGAAGGACAGAACGCCCACTTACAAGCTCGATTGATGGAGCTTATGCGTAGGCGTGACAAGATCCAAGATACACTTAACAAGCGTCAGGCTGAAGCTGTGCGCCTTACTCAAATGGGTATGACTGACTTCGCAGCCTTTGAAGCACTCAAGCTTCAACATGAGAAGACTGGCATGACCGCTTTGAAGGAGAGAGCCCAAGTTGAGGAGGCTCTCTTATTTGACATGATGACTGCTGAGCTTAAGGCACAGAAACAGACCGAAGAGACAAAGACCCGAATCGCTGTCGTAGAGTCTGAGAAGCGCATTGATGCAATCAGGCGCATGGAAGATGTAGACCTTGGCCTACGTCAACAGATGATCGAGGTTGAAGAGAAGACGCTTCAACATACAGTCACTGAGATTCAGAAAGCGGAGGAGGCGAAGAGACAGGCCGAAGCCGACAAAGCGATGATGAAGAGAAAGCTAAGGGCGGCTAAGCGCTTGGCTCAAGAGCGCATACTTCAATCTGAGCTAGCGAGAATCAGGCGAGCAGAGATAGAGAACATGAGGATCATGGGCGCTGATGCGCTCGATGTCTTGCAACAACAAGAGACGCTCTCTCTTAAGCTCGCAGGTAAAAACGCTAACGCTCGCATAGCTATAGAGATGGAGTTTGCTAACCGACGCTTGACGATCCAGCAAGAGGCTGAAGCAAAGAGGCTAGAGGACGCTAAGGAAGCGGCTGAGAGAGAGCGTGAGCTAGGAGACCAAAGACGCTCATTCATGCTAGAAAGTATGGAGTTCGATTTGAATACTGAGAGCGATGGTATCGATAAAGAGCTCGCACTGCTTGACCTTAAGTATCAGAGAGAGATGGAGATAAGGGATCGCTCTGAGGATGAGATCACTGAGCTGACAAGGCGCCACAATATCGAGCGTAACAGGATGATCGAAGAGAGTTCCAACCAAGGATTCAAAGCGCTTGTATCAACGCTTGGTGGGATGGGTGAGAGCTTACAGCAAGGCTTTGGGCGCTCAATCTTTGATTCATTTACTCGCGTCAAGTTGGAGAGCAAAGAGGCCATGGCTGACCTGAGCGCTGACTTTGAAGAGGAGAAGAAGCGCATCGAAGAGAGCGGTAAAGGTGTGGCCGTTATCAATGAGCAGATGACAGAACTCCAAGCGAACTACGCTAGAGAGCGCGCTAACATTCGTAAGTCAGAAGAGGGCGCAGGTTCTCGTATGGTGGGTGAGCTTCTTCTAGCACTAGGTCAGCAAGCGGCTGTTGAGTCTCTGATGTTTTCGGCCAAAGGTGTAGCGGCGCTCTTTACCAATCCAGCGGCGGCAACCGGCTATTTTACAGCGTCGGCGATCATGGGTGTTGCAGCTGCCGCAGCGGGTGCTAGTGGGAGCGCTCTATCAAGTAGCGGTGGTGGCGGTGGTGGCGGTGGGTCAATCGCTCC